GAAGGGAGACCAGTAATCCCCCTTGTTCTTAACTGGTCTGACTGACACCTCAGTCTAAACAAAGGAGAGACCACCATGGCTCGACGCTCAAAAATGAAACGCTCGAAGAGCAAGAAACTCTTCACCAAAACAGCAGGCTCACACCCTCGCAACCGCTCGAATCCGATGCGGGGCGGCATAAGGATGTAAACCATGGCCTGCTATCACCCGGTCCAAGGGTACCGGGCACCGGGAGGTCAGGTTGTCTTTAACAAGCGACACGGCTATTCTGACCTCCCCTTAACCATTCCCTGTGGGCAGTGTATTGGATGCAGACTCGAATATTCCCGGCAATGGGCGATGCGGATTCTACACGAATCCTCGCTCTACTCCGAAAATGTCTTCCTCACTCTGACCTACAGGGACGAGGAGCTTCCTCCTCACGACTCTCTAGAGCTGCGTCACTGGCAGCTCTTCATGAAGCGGCTGAAAAAACGGCTTGGAGGCCGTCAAATACGCTTCTTCCACTGTGGTGAGTACGGCGACACTACGAACCGACCGCATTACCACGCTATCCTGTTCAACATCGACTTCAGCGATAAGCTGCTGCACAAAGTCACTGAAAGCGGAGATTACCTCTACACCTCAGAACTACTGGACCAGACTTGGTCCCACGGCGATTGTTACATTGGCTCTGTCACTTTCGAATCGGCAGCATACTGTGGCCGTTACGTCATGAAAAAATTGACAGGCAATCGCAAATCAGAATACGGCTCAAGAGAGCCTGAATACTGTACTCAGTCTCGACGCCCAGGCATTGGCAAGCCTTGGCTAGAAAAATGGAAAGCAGATGTCTTTCCCAACGACTTCATCGTCATCAACTCTAAACGGGTTAGGGTCCCGAAATATTACGACCAACTAATGAAATCACCCGATTCCTACTGGTGGGAGTCCGATGAAAATGGATTCCCCGTCTTCAAGGGTGATCTCAAACTAACCGAGTCCGAACTTCGGACCGGCAAGAGAATAAGAGGTGCGAAAAAGCACTCGGATGACCAGACTCCGGACAGATTGGCTGTCCGCGAGGAAATCCAACAAGCCCGGTTGAACCGGCTTACTAGGAGCTAAACAATGCAAACTGCAGTTATCTATTCCGTCTACGACCGCAAAGCGGCTTACTACTTGCCCCTCTTCACGATGCGCGGCGACGCCGACGCGATTCGCCAGTTTACTGGCATCGTCACCCAATCCGACACGGACGTGTCGAAATACCCGGCCGACTTCGATCTTGTCTCTCTCGGGATGATCGATCTTGAAAACGGCCGGATCGAACCCGAATACCCGGTTCGAACCATCATCAATGGCCTTGTGGCCTTCCAAGCGGCCCAAACTGAACGCGCTCGCTACGCGAAAATCCTTTCAAACCCTCAAGTCGATCTTGAGGATCTCCTTGCCGAACAGTCCTAGCTGTCGGCCAACTCGGCGGTGCTCCCCCAGGCACCGCCACTTTTTTAAACGGAAAGGAAAAACATCATGCGTTCAGTCATGAAACACAGCTTTTCGGAAGTGCCGAAAGCTGACATTCCGCGCTCTACATTCATGCGCGATCACGGCTACAAAACTACCTTCGACAGCGGATATCTGATCCCTGTCTTCCTCGACGAGGCTTTGCCCGGCGATACCATGAACCTTTCAATGACGGCCTTCGCCCGTCTGTCGACTCCGCTTCATCCCTTCATGGATAATATGTTCGTCGATTCTTTCTTCTTCTCGGTGCCCATGCGCCTGGTCTGGGACAACTGGCAGAAATTCAATGGAGAACAGACCGATCCCGGTGATTCCACCGACTTCCTCATACCGCAAATGGTCGCTCCTGCGGGCACTGGCTACGCTAATGGCTCGCTCTCTGACTATTTCGGCATTCCTACTGCTGTACCTCTACTATCTCACTCATCCCTGTGGCACCGAGCCTACAATCTTATCTGGAACGAGTGGTTCCGAGATCAGAACTTGCAGGACTCCGTCGTGGTAGACCGCGACGATGGGCCGGACGATCCGGCCAATTATGTCCTGCTCAAACGTGGCAAGCGCCACGACTACTTCACCTCCGCCCTTCCTTGGCCTCAGAAAGGCCCGGCTGTCGATCTCCCGCTCGGTACACGAGCTCCTATCGCCAGCGACGCTCCCAACAACGATCCGCTCAGCATCTACTCGTCCGTCCAGGGCGGCTATAAACAGATCGTCGTGCCGACGACTGTGGCGGCTATGTCCACCGTCAATCAGAGCGAAGCGAATCAGCTTTATGCTGACCTCTCCGACGCGACTGCAGCCACCATCAACCAACTCCGTGAGGCTTTTCAGATTCAGCGCCTCTACGAACGTGACGCCCGAGGAGGCACTCGTTATGTCGAAATTCTCAAAGCACACTTTGGCGTCACCTCTCCTGATGCACGCCTTCAACGTCCTGAGTACTTGGGCGGCGGGTCCTCGCCTGTTAATGTCAACCCTGTTGCGCAAACCAGCTCCACCGATGGAACTTCACCGCAGGGAAATCTTGCGGCAGTTGGAACTGTCGGGGCCCACGGTCATGGCTTCATCAAGTCTTTTACAGAGCACTGCCTTGTCATCGGCTTTGTCTCCGCTCGCGCCGATCTCACCTATCAGCAGGGGCTTAATCGTATGTTCTCCCGGCGCACACGCTGGGATTTCTACTGGCCTGCTCTCGCCCACCTCGGCGAACAAGCTATCCTGAACAAGGAAATCTATGCCCAGGCGACAGCCGACGATGATCTTGTGTTCGGTTATCAGGAGCGCTTCGCCGAGTACCGGTACAAGCCTTCTCAGATCACGGCCCAGTTCCGCTCCAACTTCGCCCAGTCGCTCGACACTTGGCACCTGTCCCAGGACTTCGCGGCGTTGCCGCTCCTCAATGACACCTTCATCGAAGAAAACCCACCCGTCGACCGGGTGGTCGCTGTGCCGACATACCCGGATTTCCTCTTCGATTCCTACTTCCGACTCAAGCACACGCGTCCGATGCCCACTTACTCCGTCCCCGGTCTGATCGACCATTTCTGAGGAGAAATCATGTGTGGCAAGCAATCGGCGCTATCGGCTCCTCCCTCTTGGGAGGCCTCTTCGGAAAATCCGGGGCTGAGAAACAGAACGAAGCCCAAATTGCATCTGCGCGTGAGCAGATGCAGTTCCAAGAGCGGATGTCTAACACCGCTCACCAACGAGAGGTCGCGGACCTTGCTAAAGCGGGTCTTAACCCAATCCTCTCGGCTAAACTCGGCGGCGCTTCCTCACCGGGGGGCGCCATGCCGAATATCGTCAATACCATGGCACCTATGCAGAATGCTGCACAATCCATGGCAGACAAACTCTACAACTTCCGCGTTCAAGACGCGTCAGTTGACAATATGCAGCTCCAGAACGATCTCCTCAAAACTCAGATCGAGGCCAACACTATCTCCAACGCGCGCACGGGTCTTTTCACCCCGGCGTATGAAACTGGCGGCAAGATCGTCGACAAGCTCGTTGGTGGCCTCAATACCTTCATCGGGGGCGGTTCTGGCGATATCGTCCAGGACGTTCTCGACGCTGCCCCCGACAAAAACGCCGGGCTTCTGCCCGCCGTTCCTACCGGCTACCAGCTAGCCGAAAAATACAACCGTTACACTAAAGGCTCCGAAGCCGGGAAATACTACCGCGGCGAGAAGGGCTTCTGGGAATCCTTTAAGGATGCCCAACGCAGTCACAACGAGGAAAACCGCAGGCAAGAGCACAAGCGTCTCTCAGCCACTGCAAGGGAGCGAGTGCTCGACGAGGAAAAGCTACGCGCCTACGGCATCCGCAACTTAGAAGCCATCCGCCGGCGTGCCGGCTATAGATAAGGAGCCTCTAATGAAACTCGAAATCAGAAAATTCGGCGATCGCGTCCGCGATCGCCAGCACATCGGCGAAGGTTCTCTTGTTCAACAGAACCTTCAAGCCGAAACCGATATCAATCGGATCATGGCGAAATACGCCAAAACGGGTCAATTGACCCATATCAATACCGCCGCACAGGCGTATGGGGACTTCTCTGACGTCCCCGACTACAAATCCGGCTTGGAACGTCTCCAAGCCGCCCAGGACACCTTCATGTCCCTCCCAGCGAAACTCCGGGATCACTTCCACAATGATCCCGGTCGATTCATCGAATTCGCGTCCAATCCTGAGAATATCGAAGAAATGCGGACCTTAGGTCTCGCTCCCAAATTGCCGCCCGCAGCGGAGCGCCCATCACTCGAAGCGAAGGGCGGCAATCCTGAGCCAAAGGCTCAGGAAAAACCCAACCCGAAGGGAGACCAGTAATCCCCCTTGTTCTTAACTGGTCTGACTGACACCTCAGTCTAAACAAAGGAGAGACCACCATGGCTCGACGCTCAAAAATGAAACGCTCGAAGAGCAAGAAACTCT